ATAGAGACTTAGCAAACTATTTTAAATTTATAACTAATAATTTTAAAGATTTAACAAAATTAGATGAAAAAGATTTTCTTACTAGGGCACAGCTTTATATAGTTGCCGCAAAATTATTTATTGTTAACATGCAATCTTTATTTAGAAATGCAGCAAAGTTTTCAATGTTATTTACATCTTTAAATAGAGCGTATCGACAGTCGTTTGGTAAAAAGAATAAATATACCACTCCAATTCAAGAAACTATAACTCTTTCTGAAGTAGCTTGTGTGCTAGCTGAAATGAAACCGCAAGACCCAGTAATTAAAAAACTATTTAATATTATAACGTAAGGGGTAACAAATGAACAAACCAAGACCTATACCAGGAGCTAGAGGAATTTATGGCAGATAAACCAAAAAAACCAGGAAGTATAACACAACCAGCAGATTCTAAAAATGAACGTATTGCTGAAGTCAGTAATGTAAACCGTGTTGTACAAGAGATGCAGGAAAAGACAAAACAAGATATAAAAGAAACGCAGTATGACGTTGAAAATGCTAGAGGCATTGAAGATGTTCAAAATTCAATGGTTAAAGTTTTAAGTTCTCTTAATAGTACTGTTGGTAACATTGGTTATGGATTTGCAAAAGTTGCAGCTAGTACATCAAAAGCAAGTGCTGACGTTTTAAAATCAGTAACTGAAGATATTAAATTGAACAAACAAAATACTGTGGCAACTGCTCTTGCAACAGCGTCACCTATTTTTGGTTATTTTGCAGCAAAGTTTGTTGAAACAGATGTATGGAAAAACGCAAAAGAGAAAATGAAAGCCAATATCTCTGATGCACTTGGTTCAGTAACCTCTAAATTTAGAGAAGGTTTTAGTGGGTTAATAAGTCGAGCACGATTAAAAGGAAGAAAAGAAAGACCTATAAAAAGCATAACTAGCAACAAGGGTATCCCAAAAATGCAACATGGTGGATATGTTAAGAAAGAAGGGCTTGCTCATTTGCATCCAGCTGAAGTAGTTATGCCTATTGAAGAAGTGCTTGGTAGGATTGATAAAAGTATTGGAATAACTGAAGAACTTGCAAAATCAGTTAGACGAACTGAGCTACACTCACTAGCAAGAATGCATACATACGTTGCATCGCAACAAAAGTTTGAAAAAGTTGGTTTGTTTAAAGGTTATCTAAGAGCTATGAAGCAGGTTCATGAACAGTATACTGAACCTTCTGATATTCGTATGTTAAGGGCTTTATTGGCAATTCAAGATGCAATAGGAGCTCAAGTTAGTTCATATCAACAAATTTGGCAAAAGATGCTTATTGAACATCCATTCTTTAGACATGTAGCGTTTGCTTTAAAAGGTCTAGGTAGTGTTTTTGGAGCGCCTTTTAGATTTATTTATAGTATCTTTAAATCTAGAGGTGGTTATAAAGCTCATCTTTCTAAAGCAACTAATCCTCTTGAAGCTATGGTTGAAAATTTAGGAAAAATATATGCTGAAGGTATGTGGAGACTAGATAATATAGCCTTATATACTAAAGCAACTGCTGAGGCAACAAGAGATTTATCAAGTGCTTTTACTGGTAAACAGTATAAAACACTTGAAGGAATTCCGTCCGGAATATGGAGTTTCTTTAGAGGTGGCAGATCTATACTGAATTGGATGACAAAACAATATTTTCTTAACCGAGAAAAGTATGGAAAATCTAAAGCAGGGACAGCTGAAAAATGGACTCGGGAACGAGAATTTTTTGTTACAACAATATTGGATAAATTGTCGACCCGAAGAAGACTTTTAAAAGAAACATATGGTGAAACAGGTTTTTCTAGATTAATTACACCTGGTATGGAACAAGAAGGAATAAAACTTAATGCTATACCAGTATCTGAAATTCATATAGCTAAGTTTGTAAAAAAATCAGAAGAATATATGAATGAATCAAGAAACGATCAACAAAAGCTTCTTGGTTATACTTCAGATATGACAGATGTTATAGAAGCTGAATATACTATTGAAAAGAAAAGGGAGAAAAGGGAGAAACGAAAAAGTCTCTTTGGAATGTTTGGTCTTGTTGGTGGAGGAGGATTAACAGGAATACTTACAACATTACTTCCCGTTATTTTAGGTGGTATTGCAGCTGCTTGGGGTGGAGCAAAAATAGGACAATGGTTAGATAATACATTTGGAATTTCAAAAGGTTTAAATAAAATTTGGAGTACTTTTAATGCTGCTGCTAACAGACTTAATAAAGAACAAGGTCAAAAAACACAACATATGCTAGTTGCTGCTAAAAAAGGTGGCATTAAGGGATATGCTGGAATGCAAGGTTCAAAGATTCAGACTGGTGTTGGAAAATATAATGTTGGTAAAGGTGCTTTCTTATATGAAGTTGAAACTGGTCAACAAGATTTTTTGACTAAACACTTAAATGATTATTTGAAATATACTCCAGATGAAATATCAAGAGTTCGAACTAAATGGATTCAAGAAGGTGGATTTCCATCAAAACATTTTTGGCAGAACCCTATAACATATGGAAAAAAACGAGAAGGAGAATTTTTAAAATATCTTCAAAAAGAAGGTAAAGCACAAACAGCAGTTTCAAGAGCTGCAGCGCTTGGAAAATATGAATTTCAATTACATAATCCACATCTTGTCAGAAAAGCAACTGAACAAGCTAAAAGTACATATACATCTGCAAAGAAAATAGCACATATAGAAGCTCAAAAAGCAATAGTAGAAATTAAAGAATTTGAAAAAGTTATAAAAGATCAAACTAAGAAACTTGGATTATCTAGTAAAGAAATGGGAAAAGAAATATCACACGGAATAACACAAGCAACAACAATTGCTCACTCTTCAATACAAAATATTTCTAGTACTGTTTCAAACGCTGCACAAAAAACTAGAGAAACATTTTCAGAATATGATCGCGCAATAGTTAGAGGTGATTATTTTAACGAGGGATTTTAAAAATGGCAACTAAAAAAACATCTATAGATTTTACAATAGGATTACCACCTGCAAACTTAAGAGGTGATACAAACACTGTTCTTAGAAATTCAATGCCTCTAGTTCGTATATATCCCGGTGTACCAAGTTTTACTAAAGGAATTTCATTATTTACTAGAAGAGATCTATTTTCTTCAGGTGGAAAAAATAGTAAGGAATTGTCTTATACAACACTTTTATCACAGCATGGTTTTACATTACAACAAACTTCAGCAACCAGTAATGGATACCTTGAACTTGCATTTCTAGCTGATAGTTTTCCTACAGATAGTTTTACAAATGAATATGGAGAAAACTTTTTACAATCGTTTACTGATGTTGCTTCAGAAAAATCTGCAGCAATTATGCAGATGATGGGTGCAAGTAGTGCTGGACAAGCATTTGATAAACTCACAAAAGGATTAAAAACAAAAGGTGGAACGATTGGAAAAACTATAGGAACTGCTTTATCTGCGGGAAGAAATGCTGCAGCTGATTTAGTTAAAGCTCTTCCTGGTGGAGGAACTCTTGCTGGAGGAATTAATTTAGTTTCGTCATTAGCAGCTGGTTCAAGACTTGATTTTCCAATGCTTTGGAAATCTAGCGGTTTTCAACCGTCTTATACAATGACTATAAGACTTTATAATCCAAACCCTTCAGATGCAGACACAACTCGAAAATATATTATTGGGCCAATAGCTGCATTGATGTTACTTGGAATTCCAATTTCTCATGATGGCGTTACATACAGTTGGCCATTTATACATAAAATTTACTCACCTGGAATTTATAATTTAGATCCCGCATTTATTTCTAATATTACAGTTATAAAAGGTGGCGATCAACAACAAATTTCTTTTAAACAAAAATTGGGAATTGTTGATGTTCGTATAGATTTTGGCAGTTTATTTAATAGTATTTTAGCAGGAAGGAACTCTTCCAATCGTCCAACATTACAAAATTATATTGATGGAATGAGTAATGAAAAAAGTGGAGTTAGAAATTTTAGTACTTATCAACCAACATCAGCACAAGCGCAAGAGCATGCAGCAGCGGCACGAATAGCCAATACAACAACTATCACTACTAAAAGACAAGCTCCAACTGCTATAGAAAAAACAGACGAAGAAAAACAAAATCCAGCCGAACGAGTTGCATCATCTGTAAAAGCAATAGCAGATGCACTAGAAGCAAAAATACCAAGTGCATTCAAAATTTAACAAAGATTATTTCGAAGAATGGATGTTACATAATAAGCTAGAAAGGTGTTTATAATAAACTGAGTTTGAGATGTATAACTGTCATATAATTTATTCATCTTTAAATTAGTAATAATATCTTTTAAAAGGATGGAAACTTGCGCTTTAAAATACAGTTGAGCTGAGGTTCTTTTTAAACCCATAAGATTTTTAACATATTTATAATATTCATCACCACAAACCATTTGTACAGAAGTTAGATCTTTTATAAATAGTTGTAGGAGTATTTTTATTTTATCGGCGTATCTTCTATTTATTAATTCATTTGCTATTTGCGTAGCAATTGATGTTTTTATTTTACTTACATTTTTTGCATCATTCAAAGCTTTAACATCAACAAGTTTATACATTGTTATTTTTTTTGTAACATTATCAATAACTTGTTGTCCACGTTTCAACACCACGTATTCTGGTTTATACTCTTCTTTATCATCTGTAGGTTCTTGTTGTGTTTTAATTCCAATTTTAGATTTTTTAATGTTATAATAACTTGTCGCAAAACTTTTAACACTTTGAGAAATTCTAGTTCTAGATTCTATCATAAATGCTAAAACTCTATCTTCATCCCATTTTTGTATATCTTTAGTAAAACTTCTTTGTAGAGCTTTAGATAGAAAATATAAACTGTTTGGGATTGTTTTTTCTCTTGAGAATAAATGCGTTTTTGTAAGAGTATCAAGAGCATATCTAAAAGCATCTTCATCACAATATTGAATTTGTTTATGCATCAATCTAGCATATTGAACTATTAAATAATAAACCATAGTAGCTGCATATGAAGAAGTATCTCTGTTTTTTAGAAAAAGATGCATTATAAATACTAGCAATCTTGATGTTGGCTCATTTGCAATTAACCATTTCTCAGCTTTAGTGCCTTTAGTACTTCTCTTTACAAAATCTTTTACATCTTTATCAGATATTTTAAGAATATGCAATAACTCTATATACATCTTTTTTGTCTTTGGATAATAACATGGTTGAGAAAGCTCTGCTAATTCTTTAGATGCTTTAGTTACAATATATCTTCGTAATTGTGGTAAATTTGCATCAATTTTTTTAAGAATCTCTTGCATTATTAAAATGTCCTTATAGAGATAGAATCCTCTGTAAAATATACATATTCAGGACTATACTCAAGTAATTGTGTTTGTGTAAAATTATCAATATCAAAATTAAAGAATATACTAGATTCTGGAGATATAAGCCTACAATGTTCTACTCCATCTACTCCTTGTACAGTTTCAATTATTTCAGATCTATAAATATCAGCATTTATTCCAAATCTTTCTTCAAATGTAGTTACTAATTCTGTTTTAATTGCTTGTGTTAAATCAGATAGAGTACCAGAATATGAATTAGAAACAAAAACATCAATACTAAGGTTTAAAGGAATATCATAACTTGGAATAATCCATCCTGCATCTGAGTAAATATATTTATATCCCTTGTTTGTAACATAAACCATTTGCTCAGTTTTTGGCGAAGTAAATACCCATGTTAACGCTGTTGCATCTGATAAAACTGCTATATCATCATCATGCCCATTCCAAGATCCAGTACCATTTAGAACTATATATCTATCGCCTTGTAAACCAGATGTAGGAGGATCAGATAAAATATCAGTAGCAGCAGTAAGATCAACATCATTTAATTGCATATTATTAAGACTACCAGTTGTATTTGAAAATTTAAAGTTTACAAAATCAGTAAGCATTCTATAATCTTTAAAAGTCATTGTAGTTAACAACTTCTGCAAAACATCGCTTTCAAAATCTCGTTGCACTATACTGTCATAATAACTTTTTCTAACCACAGGAATATCATAAACAATATTTGACGTACCATCAGTTATAACATTTGATAATTCAAAATCATCCAAAGACAATCTAAAAATAAATTGAGATGAGTATTGTGCAAATGTTCCTTTTGTTGGATTTGTTATAGTAAAAAAGTATGTTAGGTTACCCTTTGGAATAACTGAATTATTAGCAAATGTTAGAACAAAAGCAGTACCATCATTAACCATATTATAAGTAGAGCCAGTTTCAGATATTTCCATTGTACAAGTATTGGCTAGAAAATCACTTTCATTTGTAGTATAATGAAGTTCGTATGTTGCAGCATTTCCAGAACGAGTCACTATTAGATTATCAGCAACAAGATCATAATCTACGCCATAACTAGTTACTAAAGTGGGAATTTGTTCAATTTCATATAAAATATATGTATAATTTGCAACTGAATTTAAAGCATCAATTTCCATATCAAAAACTGTATAGTAATCAATTGAATCCTTTGTTATAATAGTTTTTCTTGGAATAGAAGTATCAACAAAAGATTCATAAACATTTTTAGTTGGTACTAGATCACTTCCAAATAGGATAATTGAAAATAGTTCAATTTCATTGACTTTTAAATCTGATCGTTTTAATACTGGAAGCGAATTTTGTCCTATTGGAGAATTATCAATAATAGTATTTGCATGAATAAAATCGTTTTCACTAACTAATCTATTTAAAGCTGTAAGACTTGAAATTGCATTTTGACGAATTTCTTCTAGTGATTCTTCATCTGCACCATTGGTTGCTGGAGATGTATTTGTTATATCATATTGAACTATTTGTGCAACTCCGCCAGATGTTGTATTATAAATTCGGTCACCAGATGTAATTGACCCAGATATAACATTACCATCAGAACCATCTGTTAATTCAAGAGTTACTTTAATTGTAGAACCAGCTTCTGGTTGATAACCGATCAAGCCATTACCAAATTGTAAATTTATACCTGTATCTGTTCGTCTTGAAACATAGCCTTTTGTTGACGTATCCATAAGAAATAAACTTGCAACTTCAGAATATGTAGTATACGCTGTACTTCCTGGTGGACGAATCTGTATATTTTGAGTTGAAATCTGACCGGAGAATGGAACATCAATAGAAACAAACTGATATTGTTGTAAATCTTCAGATACTTGAAATTCTTGAATACTAGATGTAGTTTGCTCAAATGGTAAAACAAATAAGAATTGATCTGATTCAATTGTTACTGGTAGATTATATGTTCTATTTCCTTCTTGAACAGTGACAGTTATTGACGACTGGCTATTTTTTACACTTATGCTTGTATCATAATATGTCGAAAATATTATCCCACTATCTGATGTAACTTCAAACCCATCTGGAATTGTAAAAGTAGTATCTTCGGAAAATGTTTTTGGTATAGTAAACAGAACATTTACTGTAGAAGGAGTTGCATCGCTTGGTGTATAACCCAAAAAAGCAGCGAGATTATATATTGACGATGGTAGTTGTGCTTTTGTTAAAAAGAATTCTCTATATGCAGAAATTTGGTAAAATAATAAGTTACTAGTATTTGTTGCTAAGACCTCAACAATAAATGATAGAAATGATGACTTTGTTAAATCTACATTCTCTAGTTCCATATACTGTTTTAAGAGAGTTGTGATTTGATTTCTTATCTGATCTCTCGATTTATAAACTTGATATGAAGTTGAATTGTCTGCCATTGTTGTCTCCAATTATATAAAGTAATACCCACTAGCTGAATCAAAGAGGTCATCACTTGCTATGCTTTTTAAATCTTCATTTTTTGCTAAGAGCCTTGTTAAAAATTGTGTATCTGCAAGAGTATGTATTTTTTTATCGTAATCAAAGAATGAATACACATCTTCAATTTGGTCTTCCACTTGAGTTATTGTTACACTTTGCTCAACATGAACTTTCATCTTCCAAAAAAGTCTGTCAGCATTTACAGATTTTTCTATACCACCAACATTAAAAACAGGATATACATCATTGGTTGGTCTCAAATATGTTTGTTCTAATTTTATTTTATCGTTAACTAATGGAGTAAATCCATATGTACTTGGGATAACTAATGTCGAATCATTTTCTTTAATATAACCAATATCTTGAGCATCAAATGATGTTGTAATTTCATCAATATAATAAACTGGCAATAGTAAAATTTTATTCCACTTTACTCCAGAATATTCACCAACACGATCATACGATCCACCAAACATTTTTTCATCTTCCCAAACAGTTGTTTGTGTATCAACATGATAAAATGTAGTAAGAAAAGCAACTACATCTTTACTATAAAAATCATATAATAAATTTTGGTATTCATGAATATAATCATACAATCGTTCGTAATGTTGTGTGCTCATAATTATCCTGTAATATTTTGGTCTATTGTAGTTTCATCAAATTTAACTGTTAAACTAGATTCTTCACCTGCATAATCAACCAGCAAATCCACAGTAAATCCCTTACCATTTGAATTTAAAGTAACTGTTATATCTGTAATAGATGCGCGATCATCATAATAAGCAATTCTTTGACGAATTTCTGTTTTTATTCTATCAACAGTTGAATCGTCAGCAGGTTCAAAAATCATTAAATATAAATCACTGCCATATTCTGGATCAAAAATATAACTTCCTCTGGGAGTTAATAGAATATTATTCCATGATGTTATTATAACATCAATATCTTTAACTCTTTTAAACTCACCGCTCGACGTTATTTTTGGAAGATAGTCATGTAGTGAAGTATCAGAGCCTATGACCTGCTTTCTAAATCTGTCTAACAAATTTGCCATTTAACATCTCCTGAATATGCACTCATAACTACTACTTGCCTGTATGTTCTAAAATCATTTTTTGTTTTTCTTCTTCTAACTTAGTTTTCCATTTTAAATAATCATAGAACTTGTTAACCGGCATCAAAGTAACTTCAGAATACCCTTGTTTACTCATCTCCATACATGAATAAATATTTGAAGCAAGATTATCTCGATATTCTGAAACAGTATTAGATTGAGTGCACCATACGAAAAAAGTTTTCCACCAAGTCGATATCTATCTCTTCTCTTTGAGAGCAGTGAATACAACTAGATTCCATCTTTAGAATAATACCATATTTACCAAACTCTTCTCTAAAAACTCTATAAATTGCTCGTTTATCTTTTGCTGGAAGAGACCTATATGCATCCATAATATCTTCTCGGTCTGTATAAACAACTGTATCGCCTTCATTTGGCTGATACTGAAATTTAGTAATTATTAGAGTTTCCATTAAGAGGTCTATGTTTGATTGAGTTAAACCAGTTTTGAAATTTACAGTTTCATCAAACAATGTTGGTTGTTTAAAAAACACTGTAACCTTATCTGAAGATGGTAATTTAATATCAATTACTTTCTTTAAAATATCATTTCCTGGATAGAAACTGATATTGAAAGTATCTGATGCTTGAACTGTAACCGAATATTTTTTTCCGCACGAACCACAAATTACATCATAATTTCTGATCTCTTCATATGTAATATGATATAAGCCATAAAGAAGTGCATCACGATCTTTCAGAGTTGTATTCTTTAAAAAATCGTCAAACGTTTTTATATGCTCTGGTTTCTTGGTCAGAGCTTCATAAATACATTTATTGAGATGCTCACTTATTTTAGAAGTAGATAACAAACTTCCTTTTAATCTTTCTTCTTCTTGGACATTTAGAGATCTAATATTGTATGATAAATTTGTTTGTGGAGTGATTACTTCGTATTCGGGATACTTGAAATCGAATCCTTTAAACATTTTACTTTATCTCCTTTCTTTCACTTTTATTTTTAAAAATTAGGTACCAGAACTAAGAGCACTACTTCCGTATTGCTCAATATCTGATTTAATAGCATAAACTTGGTCAGCTAAACCTTGACATTTGGTTTTCACCCAATCTTCATGCCAAATATAGTCAACGTTGAACTCAATTTCCACATCTAGTCGTCCAACTGTTTCAACGTCACTTGTGAAAAGATCTTGTGGATCTTTTGTTGGAAAAATTCCATCATATGCTGCATAGTATTCAACTGTTTTAGCATCTGGCGCTGTTGTCCAGTAATACATAACTGCTGCATATGTTTTCTTTGAGTAACCATCAAGATTATCTCCATCAACCAAAACAGATGTTCCAGTTCTATAATCTCGAATCATTTTTACCCAACCATGCATGATGTTTAGAATTGGAGTTCCATTAAACTCTAAGAATTTTACTGAAACTGAATTTCCATAGTCAATATTTGCAGGAACTGCCCATTTTAATCCACCAAGCCCTGTAAACTCTACTTTATTAAGAGTTCCACCAGGCGGTGTGACAGATAAACATGCTCCAGCTAATAGGTTCTGAATTGTACCTTGATCTGGTAACAACGCATAACCTGGAAGAGCAGCAGGAATATGAGCCATATAAATAAAATGATAACCAGTAATATACGGATCGGCAACCCCAGCAACTGTACCACCAAAATCTCTAGTTAGTCTATTGTTTGGTACATTAACAAATGAATTTTTTATAGCCATTTTCTTCTTGACCTCCTAAGTACTAAAAAGTACTAGCTTAAAAATCTCTCTTTAATAGTTTTCATTACTTCATCCCAATTACCATCTTTGATATATACTGCTCTATCATCAATATAAAAGTCAGCAACTAATTTTTCAGCAGTTATACGATCATAATAGATGTCATTGTCTGTTAGCCATGTTTCAATATCTTGAATTTGCTTATCTAGATCATAGCCACTTTCTAAAGCATTTTGTTTAGATGCTCTAGATGTAAAAATTACAATTTCAAAACCTTGTGCTTTTAACCAATCAATTGCTTGTTTGGCTCCATCAAAAGGTTTATCATAAATTGTACCATCTAAGTATCCCTTTGAGTATTTGTGTATTGTTCCATCTAAATCAATCATTGCTCTTCTAACAGGCAATGCAGATTCTAGTGGGTATAATGTTCTAATTACTTGACGTTTCTTTTTCTTCTTTTTAACTTGAGGAAAAGAATCTATAGCAAAACTACCTACTGCTTCATCTGCTTGTAGTTTTTCAAGATATTTTTTAAGAGTCATAATTAATTCCACAGGATACTAAGATTTATAATTTGTTCTGAATTTGGAACCATTTCGTTTAAAACTGGAGTGCTATATATATTAATTACTGAAGATAGAAAATCTTATTATTTTTTACAAAGGAGAAAAATATTGATTTGTGAGGAATGTATAGTTAATACTATTTGCACCATATCATGTGAATTACTGGAAGAGTCTCTTAGAGACTACCGCTATACTTCAAGAGAATTTCCAATTATTTTTTCTCGAATAACCAATAACGGAAAATGTATTGTGTTTGATTCTGAACATAAAAAAATTTTTGTTATAATAAAGGCTTAAAAATGATATGTAATAAATGTTTAATTAATTCAATATGCACTGAGATATGTGACCAATTTATTATAGAAATGCATGATGTACCAATGGGAAAAATTATACCAGAAATAATTGGAAAACGTTATAAGCAGGGGCTTATTTCTGAACTGCCTTTAGGATATAAAGTAATAATTGATTATAAAACCAAGATAATAGAAAGTATAGATAAATATTTATTATAAAGGAGAGAAAAATAGTGATTTGCGATAAATGTTTAGTTAATTCAATTTGTACAACAGCTTGTAAAAAGTATATAGATGATGGCGTAATTGGTAGAATATATACCAAAGAAATTTCTAAAAAGTTGAAAAATTATATAGTAACAATACAAAATGATAATGATAGAATTATAGGAGTTATGCAAAAACATGGAGTTATAGGAGTTGTAAAAAAGCATGGTATGCGATAAATGTTTAATTAATTCAATATGTAATACAGCTTGTAAAAAATTTGTTACTAACATAATCGGAAAAAAAGCTAATTTAAAGTATATATTAAGATTACAAAATATAAATGCTGCTATGGAAATTAATTTTAAAACAAAAATTTTTTTACATGTTACACCAGATAGACCAAGTTGGACAATAACATGGGTATACCCACCAAAACTAGTAGAAAATAAATCAGAAAGGAAATTATGAAAGTTTTTTTCACAAAGAAATTTAGAAATTCAGAATATGAAATTTTATTCAATGAAATAAATGGTTTTGAAATTACAAGAGGAATAAATGGCAAACAAGATCCATTCTCATTGGAGCTACCATCACTTCTAGATATAGGTATTATGGGCTCATGTAAAAATAATTGTAAGTTTTGTTATCAAGGCGATTATTCAGAACCTGATATGAAATTAGATGATTTTAAAAGTATTATAGATCAAACAAAGCATCATGTTAATCAAGTAGCTTTAGGAGGCAGAGGAGATCCAAATAAACATAAACACTTTAAAGAAATTGTTGAATATTGTAGAAAGAACAAAGTTGTACCAAACTATACAACTAGTGGGGTTAATCTCACAGATGAAGAAATAGAAATATCTAGAATGTGCGGGGCAGTTGGCGTAAGTGACTATGGAATGGATTTTACATACTCAGCAATAAGCCGATTAACAAATAAAGGAATAAAAGTTTCTATACATATAATTTATACAAAAGATAATCATGATAAAATCATAAAAATATTAAAGGGTGATGATGTATGGAACGGAAAAGTTAATAATAATTACTCTGTTTTATTTCTATTATTTAAACCACAAGGGAGAGGAAAAAATTTAGATTGGCTTCCAACATCAGCTCAGATTCAACAATTTTCTAAGTTAATATTTAGACCAAACACTGATTTTATGGTCGGTATTGATAGTTGTTTAGTAAACAAAGTTCTTACATTTGAACAGCCAAACAGAATTCAAAAAATAAGCATTGATACTTGCGAGAGTAGTCGTTGTTCAGGTTATATAACTCCAGATATGAAAATGATGCCATGCAGTTTTGCAGATAAAGATAAATTTTCTGTAGATATTAATAATGACATTTATTCAATTTGGAATAGTTCAAATGTTTTTAAAAAGTTTAGAAAAACTTTAAGAATAGATCCAAAAAAATGCCCATTATTTTAAGGAGTAATTTTGAGAGAGAAACAAAAAGACAAATTAAGATTTATAATAGCTTGTATAATTTTTGGTATTGCTTTACCATTTTTAAAAGTAATTGAAGTGTGGCAAAGGAAAAAATATGAAAATAAAAATAGGGTTTGTAACTAATTCGTCAAGCACAACATTCATAGTTGCGTTTCCAAAAAAGATAGAAACTATAGATGATTTAGAACCATTTATTGATAAACGTTATAGTGAATATATTTTTAAAGATACTAAAAATACCTTACAAGCAGAAGCAAAAGATTCATTTGAAATTATTAGTAATGAATTTTCTTTAACAATGGATGAGTATGATAATATTACAAAAGAGTTTTGCGAAAGTGAAAATATTACTAAAGAATTAATATATAAACAACATGTCTGGAGGCAAATATTTTGGGCTCATGAATGTATTATGCACAAAAGAATTAAAGATAAAAGAGCAAAAGAATTTTTAGAAAGGATACCTGATGATTCTTACATCTATATCTTCAATTTTGAAGACTATCTCGACGGCATTGAAGCTGAACTCGAGCGGGGAAATATTTTTAAAAAATTGCCGCACATTAGAATCAGCAAACACTAAGATAAGGAAAAGTCTTAATATGAATTTAGATAAATCAGAAAACAACCCAGATCTAATTACTAATATTTCAGAATATTTTTTATTAGAATTTGTAGCAGTACCTCAAAACTTTAATATTGAGTTACATTTATCAATGCATGAACAAATAGGAGCATTTGAATATAAACACATAAATTTAAAACAAGTTAAAAAAGTTGCTTCTGCCATTGCATTCTCACCAGTTGTTTCTTTGTTAAATAATGCACTATTAGATCCAATTACAGGATTATATATAATTTCAGTTCTTGATGAACTGGGATTGGTTCTAAAAACAATTCATAATCCTTTAACAAACCGTGAATGTCGTTTTGATAAAAATTTTATAAATAGATATATACGAAACTATGAACAAGGTAGTAGAACTCATATTCGGGGTCAAAATGCAAATCATATTAATATCGTAATAATAAATGTATGTATGATTTTGCAACAAAACGTTATTGATGAAGCTATACAGATTGCTAATAAAACTGAAGTTGACCAGAACAACCTAGATGGATTAGTAAAAACTTTAAAGGATTTACCTTAATGAAATATAATGACCTTCAAGATGGAATTAACGTAAAGATTGTATCTGCAGAAAAAACTAATTTTATATTTGGTATAACTGAAGAGATGTCAAAAATGGTAGGAAATGTTTATCGAATTAAAGAATTTTATGAGATTCACGGTGAACAAACAGTAATTATTAAAACTTGGAAATGGCATCCAGCTGATCTTACAAGAGTTGATAAAATAAAAAAGAAAAAAATCGAAACCGTTATGTTTGATTCAAACAATTTATTTTCAGAAAGGTAACTTATAACGGAAAAAAGAGTCGCCTAAAAAATAAGCGACTCTTTTTTTGTACAAATTATTCAATAAAGAAGTTCAGTTCAATTTGTTCAACTGTTCTAGTAGGTTGAAGAATTACGTTAACATGAAAACGTTTAGTTTTTCTTTCATAGTCTGTTGCTCCAACATCTATTGAGTAACTATCTAAACCTCTTCTATTCTTAATTACTTCAAGGAATGATACAATTTCTGTTGATACTTGTCCCCAGGTAATAGGATCATTTTGTTCAAAAATAAAATTTTTACAGAATTGACCAATAGCACGTTTGCAATATAAAACCAATCTTACTATATTTAAATCTTGCAGACCACTTGCTTTTGATTGTGATGTTAATTGACCCCAAACAACGTAACCCTGAGCAAACTTAACAATTGGATTCAACTGTTTTAAGTATAGTTGATCTCTCTGACCCAATCTTGGATTAAATCTTAGATCTTTAATTGAGTCAATTGCAGCACGTTGAAAACCGGCTGCTGCATACCAAATCTCTGCTACATTATCATTTCTAGGAATTAAATAAGACATATGGTAGATTGGTGAAAACCAAATATCTTCTCCTGTAAATGGATCGGAAACTTTATTAAACGATTCATATAATGCTACTAAATAAGTATTAAATGTATGATCGTTTGTTCGTGCAGAAAGAGCCAAATTAACAGTTGAGTTATCACCATTATCAAGAATTCCTACACAGTCTCTTCTTGTTTCGCAAAGATTTGCAATTGCAGTTTTAACATCAGTTGGATAACCAGCATCATATACCAAAGTAAAATAAACATTCTCTGGATCAAGAATTGCGTCATCAGTTAAACCAGCATAACCATCTTCAAGAAGAGTTTCAGCTTCAGTTGTATCTAATGAGCCATCAGATTGTCTTAATGTTCCTTCAGATCCTTTTCTCAATGGTTTTGGCTCTGAAGAAGTAAATGCTGAATCAACACTTCCATATGCTTGTCTGATAAAATATGAAATATCTGAATCAGTATCAAATGATGCAGTACTACCATTCCAACCTTGACTTGCTCCTGTTAGATTTTTATCTGCAAATACATGAATTTCATCATTATCAACTCCAGCTGCAGCACCTAACCAACCCCAAATTTCAATTCCTTTTGCATCTTTAGCAATAACAACATAACTTGCATCTCCGGTTTCAGTAGGATTTTCCCAATCAGAAAAATCTTGTTTAGTATCTGAGATATAAGCAGTTCCAGCAGTTAAGTCAACAGTCACTGTTCCAATATTTTTATCATAATTTTTAGCAATCAATTTATATCCATCAGTATACTCGCCACTTGCTAATGTCATTTGTGCTCGAAGAACTGTTGAATATGTTTCTAGAATATTTACAATAAAGATTGAATCTCCAGCTGTATCAACTGCTTGAGGATCTAGAGAAACATCAAACGATTCAATAATTAACTCATTTCCATCTGATTGTTTTTCATAGATATCTAGAACATATACTCCAGTTAAGGTTGGATTTGAATGAACTGTCATTCTTACTCCAAGAGCGTTGTAATAATCTCCACGGCCAATTGGATATAAGAACATAATTGGTTTTGCTGAACCAGCGGC